AGTTATCAAAAGGCGTATCCAAAAGCACAACCAGAAAGTGCAAGAGTAGAATCCTACCGAATCCTACAACTTCCTACAATAGCAACCTACATCAAAGAGGGACAGGATAAAATACGATTAGCAAGGCAAAACAACGTTACAGAGGAACTAAAAAATAAAGATAGTAGTCAGATATTAAAAAGAGAGGAAGTGCTTAAAATGACCTCTAATGTAGTTAAATTGACATATAATACTTTTTTAAAATCAAAAGATAAACAAGATGCTGATGCCTTTAATAAATCGGTAGCTGTTTATTCTAAATTAGAGGGACTGGAAGCTCCAGTACAAACCATAAATAAAAATATAGATATTACACCTCCACCTATAATGTTTATCAACACTAATAATGATTAAATTTTCAAATAAATATAAACCTTTATTTGAAATATTAAACGGAAAACATAAAGAAGTTGATACAGTTATAATAACAGGCGGAAGAGGTTCGGCAAAGTCTTATGTAATTTCGGTATTTTCATTAATTGCATTAGTACAATACCGTTGGAATGTTCTTTACACTCGTTTTACAAACACTTCAATAGTAGATTCTATTAAACCTGAAGTAGATGACAAAATTGCATTAATGAATTATGAAAATTATGTTAGGTCAACAAACACCCACATTGAAAGTCAAAACAGTAGAATTGCTTTTAAAGGAATAAAAACGGGTAGTAAACAACAAACTGCTAATTTAAAATCATTATTTGGATTTAACTGCTTTGTAGTTGATGAATCAGAAGAGTTGCCAGACTATGAAACTTATGAAAAGGTGTTTTTATCGATACGCTCAAAAGATAAACGGAATTTAACCATTTTAATATTAAACCCAGCATCGGTACATCATTGGGTTTACAGACACTTCTTTAGTGGTATGAATGTAGACGGTGGTAGCAACATAATTAAAAATAATATTTGCTATATTCATACTTCTTATTTAGATGTTGAAAGAGAGTATTTAGCTGATAATATTGTTAGTTATTATCAACAATTAAAAATAACAGACGAAAAAAAATACAACCAAGTTGTACTAGGTGGTTGGACAGAAGCCATTGAGGGTAGAGTGTTCACAAATTGGAACAGAAACACATATATCGAGTTTATTAATTTACCTTTAAAATCTTATTTCGGGATCGACTGGGGTAAAAATCATAAATTTGGAATTGTTGAGTGCAAGTACGATAACTATACAAATACATTATATTGCCATCAACGAAATTATTTAAGTGAAAATGAATTGTTAGCAAAGTTAGAACCTATTGAATTAGCAAACATAAATAACGAGGGCGGAATTATAGTACATACATTTAGAAAATTAGGTATTCCTTATGATGCTGAAATAATTTGCGATAGCGCAGTTCCTGACAACATTCTACTTTTGCGAGATTACGGATGGGAGTATGCCGTTGGAATTGACAAACCTAAAGGGTCAGTTATGGCAGGTATAACATTACTACAATCTACCAATGTAGTTTATACTGATGTTAGTGATGGTATTGATTTAGAGTTTAAAAACTATTCTTATGCTAATGATAGACTTGGCGTTGTTGATGATGAGGTTATAAAAGCGTTTGATGATATTATTGACCCGATGCGATATGTACGCAGATTTATTGAAAATAATCAATAAAATACTATAATCTAAATAATAATTTATATATTTGTTGCAATTAATTGATGTGAAGACTCGTCAAACTATTATAAATGAACGTAAATACTAACTTTTTTAAGTATAAAGCCTTAATCGATTCATTTCGGTTAAAGGCTTTTTTTATTTAATATGGGATTTAATTTTAATATAGGTTACAATAGCAATTTGCCAAATTACGTTGAACGTGATAGTTCGGGTAATTGGTTTTATTCTATTTTAGATTCGTTTAATAGAAATAAAGCAAAAGGTTTCAAGAGCGAAAGCCATAAATTAGAAACAATATTAACAAATCCAGCTATATTAAAAGTTTTATGTTTTTTGGCTGATACTTACAGTCAAGTAAAAATATATAAATACAATAATGATAAAATAGTGGAAAAAGATTTTTTATACACTTACAAAAAAACGCCAAACGACTGGCAGACGTGGACTGATTTATTTTGGGAACACAGATTTTGGTTAGCAAGCGGTAACGCTTATTTGTATGTAGATGCTAATGTTTGGTGTTATTTACGCCCTCAAGGATTAGATTTTACGGATGCTCAAAAAAAAGCATTTAGCCAAATATCATTTTCAAGTAAGTATAAAAAAGATGTAAAAAATCAATCATTTAAATACAAAAATGAAAATAATGTAGTGCAAGTTCTTAACTTTAAAAATCTACACATTTTCACAGACATGTCTGGGGGTATAAGTGGTAATTGGTTAAAAGGGAATAGTAGAATTGATGCTTTATACCAAATAGCAATTAATTCACAACTAGCATTACAATCAAAAGGTACAAATTTAAAATATACTGAAAAGTTTTTAGTAAGCGGTCAACACGACACAAAAGATACAACAAGCCGACCAATGGCAGAAACTGAAAAAGATAGTATTGAACAATCTTTGGAAAATGGTCGTAAAATAAACGCTACAAAGTCAAAAGTAGATATGCAACAAATGGTATCTAATTTAGCACAATTAAAGTTAGATGAAGCCTATGAAAGTGATTTGATAAAAGTTGCTAATATGTATGGAATACCAAAAGATGTAATTGATATTTTGTCAAAAGGGAGTACATACGAAAATCAAGAAAAATCATTAGGTAAGTTTATAAATTACAATGAAATGCCAAAAGTTCAACAAATGACTGATACATACGAGGTTATTTTAGAAGAACAAGATTTAAGAGGGAGTTTCAAGCATTTGCCATTTAATTCAGTCTTTGAAGTTGATAAAATAAACAATCGTAAAATAGAATTAGAAAGTTTGAAAATAGCAGTTGAATTAGGTTTAGAAAAAAGTATTATTAACACTAAATTAAAAGAAATTTATGTGGACTAAATTAACCTTAACTGAAATAAATAAACAACTTGACAAAAAGGATTTAGATTCAGCTATTAAAAAAAGCCTTAAAGAAAAAAAGAAAATACTAACCGATAATAAAATCGTTAGAAAATGATAAAATCAAACTACTTCCCGAATATAGAATTTAAAACACAAGACGAATTGTTTTTAAAGTTAAAAGAATATGAAAAAGACATAATCGATTTCAAGTGTTCTCAAATTTATAAATCAGCAGACAAAGGACAAGCAATTAAGTTTGTAACAATTGACGCTAAAGAAAATACAGAAAAGGCTTTATTTAAAGCTAAAGATAACTTTGTTTATCCAATAATAAGTTCAACTAATTATATGGATAGTCATGACGATGTACATTTAGAAGGTTGCTTTACAAAAACAGCTAAAGAACGTCAAGGTAAAGTGTTTTTTGTTGATACTCACGGTAAAAAAATGTCTGATATTATCACTAGAAAATCAGATATAAGAATGTTTGTAAATGATGTTGATTGGAAAATATTAGGTAAAGAGTTTGACGGAAAAAGCCAATCATTATTATTTGAAATTTCAAGAGATAAAGTAAGACCTGATGCGTTAGAGTTAATTGACAATGAACCTGACTTGGAATGTTCAATAGAAATGCGTTATATTAAAATGTATTTAGCTGTTAATTCTCAAGACAAATATTTTGCAGAAAATAAAGCGTTTTTTGATGCAAATATTGATAAAATAGCAAATAAAGAATTAGCATTAGAAAAAAATTATTTTTTTGGAGTAACAGAATTAGCAATAGTAAATGAGGGTAGTTTATGCCCTATTGTTGGTGGTTCAAATGGTGCTACAAGAGTATATCAAAATAAACAAGCCGAGCAATCACTTGAGAATAAAGAAGAGCCGTTGCAAAACACTCAAACAGAAAAACGAAAATTAAGTATAATTTAAAACACAAAACTATGTTTGTTCACAAAAAAACAGAAGAATTGGAAAAAATGACTCCTCAAGAGTTAGACCAATACAAAGCTGATTTATCAGTATACGAAGCTGAAGCACGCAAAAATGAAATCGATGCCGAAGTAAAAAAACAATTAGAGATAGCTAAATCTACTTTAAAAGCTGAATTAACAGACGAAGTAGCAAAACAATTGTTAGATGCTAACAAAAGTGGAGAGGTTGCAAGTGAAACCGAAGTAGTAAAATTTTTCAAAGAAAATGTTTCAAAATTTACTGAAACTGATAAACATTACGGAGCAACCACAACTATTAAGGCACCAGCTTTGATGACTACTGCAAACGTTACTCCAAACGTTACAAACGGATTTTCGCCGTTGTTCGGAAACTACATTGATACTGAAATTGGTTCTACTCCAAAACCAGACCTTTGTATTTTACCATTAATTACAGTTAAAAATCAACCAGGCACAGAGTCAATTTGGCACGTTTCAAGAGTAAACCAAGAGGGTGATGCTCAATTTATTGCTGAGGGAGAATTAAAACCATTAGCTGATGCTGAGTGGGCAACTACAAAAGAGCCAGTTAAAGAGGTTGCAGTTCGTTGGAAGTTCACAAAAAGATTAATGAACCACGCGCCAAGTGTAGTGGTTGATTTTGCAGAACACGCAAACGAATTGATGGAGCAAAAAATGGATGACGGTGCGCTTACAGGCGATGGTACAGGAACAAATTTAGAGGGTATTACCGCAACAGGTGTAGCATCTGCTTTTATTGTTCCAACACAATTAGCTGCTTATTATGCTGAAGCTAATATTTTCGATGTTATTTTAGCTGTTGCAACTCAAGTACGTTTAGCAAACTTCAAAGGACAACTTACTGCTGTATTAAATACAGTTTGGGAAGCTAAAATGAAAGGTATTAAAAACACTCAAGGCAATTATATAGTACCTCCATTTGTTTCCCCTGACGGGACAATGGTTGGAACTGTAAAAGTTGTATTTAGTAATAAATTTCCTGATACTCACATTTTAGTTGGAGATTTGAAAAAATTCAACTTGGTAATGGCTGAAGATGTAACTTATGATGAGGGTTATGAGAATGATGACTTTTCTAAAAATTTAGTTTCTAAAAAATTAGAAGCGTTTATGGGAACTTACATCAAAGCTGGCGACGCTGGTTCAATTGTGTATGATGATATTGCGGGTATTTTAACCGATATTGAATTACCTTAATTAAGTATTAATTTTAAAATTTCATAAAAATGGCAGATGTTAAAAAAAACGAAGTAGCAACCTTTAACGCAAAGGCAATGTTATTAGAAAACGCTGAAAAAGGTACTAAAATCTTCTATTCAGATAGGTTAAAAGTAGAAATTGTTAAAGAAACAAAATACTATAAAATCGGTATGGTAGTAAGTCCTCACAAAGTGAAAGCCGAAGCACTTATTAAACAAGGTATAGCAAAAGAGTATAAAGAACCTAAATAATAAAACAAATGTATTTAATAGACGAGGCTAATTTTACAAGAGAAATTTCGATACCGAATATAACTAGTTCGCAAAGTGGTAACGCTGAAAAACTAAATTTATACGCTGATGAAAAGCCTCGTCTATTACTACAAATGTGCTTAGGGAATGTATTATTTGCTCAATTAGATAGTCAAGTTACTAGTGGTGTTTTAATTCCACTAGCAGACCAAAAATGGAAAGATTTAGTAAACGGAAAAGTGTATGGCGATAAAGTATGGAAAGGATTAAATTATCAAGAGGGTAGTTTTAAAGTTTCATTATTAGCTTATTATACTTATTGGCATTGGATAAATGATAGTTATTCAATTAACTTTCAAATTCAAGCTAAAAATGCTGAAAATATAAATCCAACTAGTAATATGGTTGATGTTTGGAATAAGTTTTTAGAAATGTATCAGGGAACTAATGTTTATATTGCACCTAGAGTAAGCACCTTAAATGGCGCTACTTTTGTAGATTATTTCAGCAATACTAACAATAGTAATTATGTTTCTTTGATTCAGTTTTTGAAAGATAATCCAATTGACTATCCAAGTCCGCAACTATATTGTTTTGAAAGTTTAAGTAATTCTAATTCATTAGGTTTATGATAATTGCAAATGCCTTAAAATTTTTGTTTGATGGTGCAGTTGCCGATTGTGTTTTTTTAGGTGTTCCAAAACCAGCAACAACTATAAAATATTGGTATGGAGACCAAAAAGAGTTGTTGAATTGGATAACTAATCAAAACGCAAGAAGTACTCCTAATAAATATCCACTTGTTTGGTATGTTTTAAACGAATATACCGAGTTTGATGGCTGGTATGAAACAGATGCTAGATTGGTTATTATGCAAGATACTAGACTTCAAGAAATGAATGATTGGCGGAACAACAACAGTTACGAGGGTATTTTAGAACCAGTTTGTGAAGTAGTAAAAAATATATTAGTAGAATCACAACAAATTGAAATATTAGGCAGTTTTCAAGACCGTTTTAAGTTAAATGCAATTCCAAACTATGGGATTTCGCCACAAACAGACGATTTAAGAACTACTAATAATACAAATGAAAAAAGTATAAATATTGATTTGATAGATTGTTTAACAATTGATTTCAAATTAAGAATAAAAGCAAAATGTTTAATAAATTAAAACAAAAAAAATGGCAATATTAATAAATGCAAAAAACTGCGATGCAGGTAGAAAAAATTTAGGTGTACCCGAGTGTATCTTAAATAATGGTAGAATTACAGGAATGATACTAACAGATAATGATGTTAGTTATGATTTAACAACCGATACTATTGATTTAACAACTGCAAATTTAGCTATTCAAAACGGAGCATTTGTACCAATTTTAAAAGCGGTTGAGGTTATAAACAACACTCCAGAGCCTACAACAGAAGAGTATCAAGGAGGTATTATATCCGTTGTTAGAAATGGTTTACCTCAATTTACTTTTAAATTTTTAAAAGGTTGGGCGTATGCAAGAGCTTTATACTCTTACAACAGTTTTCAAAACTTTAAAGTATTTTTAGTTTTTGAAGACGGAAGTATAGCAGGAGTAGTAGATGGTAATACATTAACTGGTTACAGTTTAGGAATGTTAAACACTGGTACATTTATGCACACTGATGGTGCAGTAAGTGGATATGTTACAACAACTATTCAGCTAACATCTACTGATGAATACAATCTTAATACAGCTGTATTAGATAGTGGTTATTTAGGATTCAATGCTAATAATCTATTCCATATAACAGATATATTAATGACTGGAAGAGCAGATGTATCAGAAAATAAAATTTATTTTAAACCTAAATTTGCAATGAATACATCTAGTATTTTGGGGGGTATTGCAATTGCTAACTTAAAACTAACGATAGACGGTGCGACTTCAACAATTACTCCTTTATCATTAGTTTATAACTCTTTAAATGAAGAGTACGAACTAGCGACAGCAACAACTATTACAACTGGAAGTAATGTGGTAGTAGAATTGTATGATACACCTAATTTGGTAAATGTTGCCAAAATAGGATTGCAATTTTACAAAGGAAGTACAGGGATTTTTAAACCAGTTGCATAATTAAAAATAAAGTATTATATTTACAACGGTTTTTAATTAATTATTATGAATGAGAGTGCAACAATTAACGGTTGCACTCTTTTTTTTTAAAATATAAAAAAATGGAAATATTTGATAAACAAATTTTCGGAAATGATGCCGAACAGTGGTTAAAACTTTGCAAAGAGCAAAAAAAAGAATGGATTTTAAAATATACAAGTCAAAATGACGTTGAAAAAATAAAAGAATTTATTGACAACGCCAAAATAAGTAAAGATTGTAAATGTTTAGACTGCGGAAAAAATGGGAATATCAGCAAAGAAATTTCAACAGAAACTAAAACCATTACTAACGTTGACAACGTTAGAGAAAATGGTCGAACAGGAACTAAAAAAGGAAGAACAAACGCTAAAAGACCTTAAAGAACAAGACTTTTTGGATGGGGATATTTACGGAAATGGTCAAGATGTGGCATATAGAAGTAAAAACTACGAAATATTTAAGTCTAAAAAGAACCCATTAGCTGGTGGGTCAGTCGATTTAATTCTAACAGGCAAATTTGTGAATGCAATGTTTTTAAAATCACAAATGAAAGGTAAATATTTTTTTGGTAATCGTGATTCAAAAGCAAAAATGTTAGCTAATAAATACGGAAACGATATTTTTGGATTAAATCAAAAAGTATTTAGTAAATTTCAAAAAGACATTATAAAAAACAGATTTATAAGGCAAATAAAACAAAGATTAAATGTGTAAATACAATGATATTTCTAATATTCCAGCTAAATTATTTTTTGATATTTTAGAAACAAAAAACTATGATTTATTAGAACCTAACGAAAATGAAATAGCCGAAAATATTTTCACTAAAATATACGATGATTATTTTGTAAAATCTGATAATATTGAAGCTAAACAGTTTCTACTTTTAACAAAAGAAATAGCATTTTTAAATTATAAAATAGAGTCTTTAAATACTATTTTAATTTTCTTGTTTTACAACGAATTAACAAAGGATATTTTAGAAGATTATTGCAACGCTATAAAAAAAGGTTTTGATATAAAAATAGATTTAAGCAAACCAATTTCAGAAGAAATAAAGCGACTTCTAACAGAGGATTTACAATGGTTGAAAAACGAATTAGTTTTAAAAACAAATGAATTAAAAAGCTATTCAAATTTAGAAGCACCAATACAGCAAAGTTATTATGATAAAATTGTGAATTTATGTGC